TCCGGCGCCGCCGTTTACCGGATGAACGACAGCACCGGCGCGGCGACTCTGATACTCGGCGGGCAGAGTTTAGGGCAGCGCGTTTCTTTCACCAGCTGGTCGACTAAAGATAAGGTTTATTGGCAGAACAACGCCGGCTCGATGCAGTCCTACGACGGCACGACGGTGAGCGCTTTAGGTGCCGCCCCGGTCGGCTCTCAGATTGAAATGTATCTAGACCGCCTGTACGTGCTTCAGCCGAATCAAGTCGCGTTCAGCGATCTAGCCCGCGATGATGTTTGGCAGGGCGCGGCGCTTTTAAATATCGGCGATAACAAGGGCGGCACCGCGCAGTTTATAAAGGCTGCGAATCAAATGCTGATTGTCGGCAAGAGCTCGGGCCTGTGGCGTCTTCAAGGCTCCCCGCTCTTAGGCAACGTGTTTCGGCAATATTCCGATGTTGGCTGTGTAGCCCCGTGGTCGGCCGATGTAGTGACGGTAGTGAGCAACGGGCAGGTCATACCGGCAGGCGTTATATTCTGCGGCAAGGACGGCATTTACATCACCGACGGCAATACGACAACGCTGGTCAGTAACAAAATAACCCCTATCTTTACCGGCTATTTCAGGGGCGCGGTCGGCAAATATTACCCCAAGCTAAGACAGTATTGGTTTAGCTTCGACACTTCGGGCGGCGCTAATGACACGCTTTGGGTCGGCACTAACATAGACATGGCCGGCTCACAGATAGCATGGTCCGAATACACCGGCTTTAACCTGGATTCATTCACGGTATTTGACGGCATTAACGACAGCGGGGAGCTTTTAGCGGGGCTTTCCACTAACGGCATAATCAGGCGCCTTGACAGCGGTATTCAGGATGCGGGCGTGGACTATACCTGTTCCTTGACAACCCGCTATTTCGGCGCCCCGTTCAATAATCAGCAGGTGCGCTGGATAAAGCCGGTATTCGATGCGACCAAGACGGTGCATTACCAAATCGACTATTTTCAAAAGCAGCTATCGGCCGGCAACATGACGGTAGATGCCCCGGCGGGGATTTGGGATGTAGGCACGTGGGATATCGGTACATGGGGCGGCACGTCGTTTAACAGCGCGCGCACCAGCGTGCTCGACTACAAGTACGGCCGCTACTACTCAACCAAGATTTTCAATACCGGCGACGGATCAAGATTTAAGTTCTTCTCTCTGGCCATAGAGTCGCGCAGCAAGGACCGGCGTTTTCACGACGTTTTTACTTTAAATACGAGTCCATAAGATGGGTATTGTCAGTAAACTATTCACATTTGTAGCCGGCACGACAAAGAGCGGCGAAGCGGCGCAGGTAAATACCGATTTCGACACTCTTTATACGCTCGTAAACGGCAATTTAGACGATGCTAATATTACGGCGCTTGCCAATATTCAGCAGTCCAAGATTCTCAACCTGAGCGCGGATTTAAACACTATTCGGGCTACCAAGGTAGGCTCGGCCGGCATCTTGACATTTACCGGCAACGGTACATGGACAAAGTCGAGTAATTTGCTGTTTATCGACGTGATTGTGATCGGCGGTGGCGGTGGGGGCGGTTCTCCGGTGCCAACCGGAGTGCCCGGCTCTACCCGCGCTGGCGGCGGCGGCTCGGGCGGCGGCTATTCGCGCAAGATAATTGCGGCGGTAACACTGGGCGCTACAGAAATCGTTACGGTCGGCGCCGGCGGCATAGGCGGCAATAACGGGCAGACAGGCGCCCAGGGGGTAACGTCTAGCTTCGGCAGTCACTTGACCGCAACAGGCGGGTTAGGCGGCAGTTTCTCATCGTTCGACAACACAATCGGTATTGCGCAATCGGGCGGCGGGGTAGGCACTAACGGCTTAGTCAATGCCACCGGCAGTGACGGCCAGCACGGGTTTGCGTCGCTTGCCAACGTGGTTTACGGCGGCAACGGCGGCTCATCTATTATGGGCGGCGGGGGCTTAGGAGGCGTTGGCGGGCAGGTTACACCGCAGCCGGGTAAGGCTTACGGTGGTGGTGGCGGCGGCGGGTTAAGTGATGATTCAGCGGCGCTTGCCGGCGGTGACGGCGGGCAGGGCGTTGTGATCGTGGCCGAGTATCGGGGGGCATAAGTTGCAGCGCTTTACCGACGCCGGGGCTTTAAATCCGCAGTGGGACGAGGTTATCAATAATGCGATCGATAAGCGCCAGTTCGCGGAAGTGGTAACGGACACGGCTAATCTCGAGTATGCGGTAGAGCACGGGTTTGGCACCGTGCCGCTAGGCTTTATCGTTATCAAGCAGGACAAAGCAGCGATTACTTACAGCGGCCCTACGCCGTGGGATTCAAAGAACATTTACGTGCAGACTAGTGTGGATCACGTAACGCTTCGGATGCTGATTTTCTGAAAATGACTGATTTATTGCTTGAAATGATGGCTGAGCGCTTTCCGTTCTTAAGTGCCGCCGATGCCAAGCAGGTGCTTGAGTTGTGCAACAAAAACAACCGGCTTTTCTATTTTCCGGAGGATAAGCCCAATTTCCTGCTTGGCTATTATCAGTTTTTCCCCGAGCTAATTAACGTGGTTAGAAACCAGGAACTAGATACGCTCATGAAATGCGACTTGACGCACGGGCCGCTAGTCTATGTGGCCGTGCTGATCATGCCGGGAAACGCGCTCAAGATGATAAGCGCTATCGTGCGGATTTTAGAAGCACGCGCCTATGCGTTTCATCGTTACAAAGAGGACGGTTTCGAGTTTCACTTTGTCAAAAACAACCGCTACGGGAAACTTCGAGCAGGGCATAACTATGCGAGTCAACAGTAAAATCGTTGTCGATATTGCTACAGGATCGGTTGTCGAGCGCGATAGCTACGAATACTCAGGCCCGCTTGTCAAGTGTATTACCGGCAGCGGCGGCAGCACTAAGAGCAAGAGCAAGTCAAAACAGCAGTCAACATCGGAAAGCGGCACAAAGTACAACGAAGATTTTATGAGGCTTGCAAGCCAGTATGCCAATGATCCTAGCAATGCGCCGGGGTATAATCCGCAGTACGTGAAGGGCGCCTATACCGGCATTGCACCAGGTGGTTTTGACAAGCTCGAAAACTCACTTTACGACACGAACGCTTCCAAGCTTTCACAGGCTTATAATACGGCTGTTGCCAATCAGCGCGAGGAATTAGCACAGACCGGCGCTCTTAACTCCCCATCGCAGTACCTTGAAGGCTCGGCCCGTTCGAGTCTTGACCGAAGCTATATCCAGAACTTGCAGCAGGCGGCACGCGATGCAGCGCTTGGCCGGCTCGGGGCCGAGCAGACTGACGCACAGAACCGCACGGCCTTTGATGTAGGGGAGGCAACACGGCAAACGGGTTTCAATACCGATACGGCTCAACAATTACTGAATTTATGGCTGAAAAAAATTCAGATCGCTATTGAGTCTGGCAGGTACGCCACAGGACAAAGCACAGGTGAAAGCAGCGGTACGAGTAGCGGCGTTCAAGGCAGCGGCGGTTTTTTTGGTTTTGGTACAGCAAAATAAAGGTAAAGTTGATTTATGGGATTAGCCGACTTTTTGGCAGAAGCGGGCGGTAACGCTCCGGTTGGCAACATTGCGCGTGCAGCGGGTGGCAAAACTATAGCTCAGCGTGATCTTGATTCATACATCAATAATGATTTGCCGGCGTTAGCTCAGGAAATACAAGCTAACACCGATAGAACGAAAATACCTGCATTGCAGATGAAATTTATTCAAACATCGCTCAAAGCAGGTCTACCAATGCCGGCAGTTGAGAAATTGTCGGATATGCTAATCGGGCCGCACCTTCAAGGGATAAAAGAAGATGAACTCAATAAGTTCCGCGAGGATCTACAAGGATTACCGGCATCACCGAGGCCGCAAACCGGCAATGAGCTAGTCAAGGGGCCGGATGTTCCTGCTGTACCGCCCCGGCCGCTAGATCAGGAAATGGCAGTACGTTTCGGTGATGTTATAGGTGCTAAACCCGAATTGATGGCGCACCTGTTAGGCACCCCGGCTGAAATTGCTGCCAAGCAGGCAAGCACGGCAAAGACGCAGGGGGAGATAGACAGAGAGGCACGTGCGGCACGCCAACGCGAAGGATTGTCCAATGTGCCGACAGCGCCGGGGCAACCGTCACCGCAAGATATCGGCATACTTAATCCACCAGGACTTCAGCAATTCCTACCGCAGCGCGACAAACCGGAAGATCCGCTACTGGAGGAACGCCGGGCACTAATAACTGCACAAACCGGAGCGGCTAATTCCTTGGCAAGCCTGCGTGACTTAGGCGGCTCAGGTAGGGGCGCAGGAGGGCAGGGTACTACGACGGAGAGCCCGCGCTTAGTAACCCCGGCGATACAAGCAGATGCGGCAAAGCAGATAGCTAAGGCGGCTAATGATCGCGGCATGACAACCCCGGCTCAGATACAACAGATTGCCGACGAGTTTGGCTATACACTAGAAGGCAGCCCGGTGCTTGACGAAGGCTGGTTTACTCCGAGTATAAAAGGAAATTTTCGTTTAACGCCTAAAGACGTAACTAAAACAGTAACAAAAGGCGCCCCGCAGCCAAGCGGCCAAGGCCGCTATAGTCAAGGTGTGCCTACCGGCTCAGCACCAGTGCCAGCACAAGGACAGCCGGGTGGGCAAGCAAGAAAACCGACGCCAGAAGAAGTTAAGGCCGCCAAAAAGCGCTTAGGGATTCCGTAATGGGCAGGGTTGACGATCTTTTAACGCTTGAGGCAGCGGGGGAGTTGCCGGCGCACATGCAAGCGGACCTCGACACGCTTCGCTCTGCCGGTGAGATACCGGGCGGTGGTGGTGCGGATATGAATCTTTCAGCCGCACCGCCGCAGCAGCAGAAAAAGGGGCTAACGCAGTACATCGGCGATGAGTTCAAAGCGGGCGTGAAAGAGGCCACCAGCCCGTCTACCGCTCAATATCCCGGCGCCGAGACAATAGGTAATTTCTCACCGACACTACGAAATATTTTTGGCTCGCTTCTAGGCGCAAGCCGCGCCGCTTATGCCGTGCCTACCGGATTAGCACAGAAATACGTTACCGAGCCGCTAAAAGAGGGTGCAGCACCTTATACCCCGGAACAGTTAGCGCACATGAAGCAATTTGAGCCGGGGCGGTATCAGGCAATTAGCCAGATGACGCCGGAGGAGCAAAAGGCCGGTCAGGAAAGAGCGGCAGAAACGGCCGGTATGTTGGCGTCGACGGCACTAACGGCGGGCGGCACCGGGTTAGTTAGAAACGCGCCTAATATCGTGCTCAGGACAGCAGGCCGCGTGCTCGACCCGCTAGCCAGTGCCGGCGGCATCAATAGGCCAGGGGCGCTCAAGGACGCACTGGAAGCACGCTCGCAAGGCATTGCGGATGCCACAGGCAATCTTTCTACCGCCAAAACAGAGTTGCAACAGTTAATCGACAGACAGAACGCATTGAAGGCGCAGCAAGGGGATATTTTAACCAATATCGGGCAGCAGCAGAGAACTTTAAGAGACACGCGGCCGGTTATGCCAACCGCGCCGGACGTATCGGGGGTTAATCTTGCCGATACAGTCACGCAGGCGGCCCCAGGCAAGATAGAGGCGGGGCAGCAGTTCGGCAAAGTGATCAAAGGCGAGACAAAGCGGCTCTATGCGCAGTCATCCAAGAACTACGAGAATATCGCCAAGCAGTTCGGTGATGAGGTTGTGCCACAGGCGGCATTACAGCCCATTGTAGATGAAGCAGTCGGGCTTGAAGGGGAGCTACGCGGCGTGCCGGCGACTAAGCGAGTCGCTATGCAGATACCCCCAGGACAAGAAGAACTCCCAGCACAGGCGATAGAGCCGCCTAGACCACGCCCAGCACCGCTGCCAATCGCCCGACCCGCAGCGCCAACGACAGTTGAACCTCCGACCTCTCCGACCTACGAGGCATGGGTGCCACGCCCGTCCGAAGCAGCGCCAGCGCCGCCGCCTCCGCGTGTCACCAAAATTGAAATGGGGAAATCGGGTTTCCGGGGTGATCCGCAGGTAGAATTAACACTCGCCCAACGCCAAGCCCAAGAACGAGCAAGAATCATCGAAGGAGAGACCATGTACCCCGAAGGCGGCAGCAGTAACCCATCGGAAGCGAGTCAGCAATATGCGAGGACGTATCTCAGCCTTAGAAAGAACGCCGCCGAACAGCCACCGGCAAAGCCAACTCCCAGAGTGCCCGCAGCAACAGGCGGAGCCGCATCGAACGAACCGGCTGCGAAAATAGTAAGTTGGATTAACAGTGACAAAGACTTTCGTACCATGCCGAGGGATACCATCGAGCAGTTAAGCCGGCTGGAACAGAGCGGACAACTGACCACGGACACCTACCGTCAAGTAATTGCCAACATGCTAACCGGCGAGGATACACCGGCAGTTAATGTCAATAAACTTATTCGGCTCGATCAGGTACTTAGCGAAGCGGGCAGATCCTACGGCAACAGCGGCAACATTGCAGCGCGTTCGGCAATACGCCAGATGCAGGGCAAGGTACAGGACGCGCTATCGCAGACCGGAGCGGCCGAGGCGCTCGGGCAGGCCAAGGCTTTTCATGCGCAGATTAGCGAGCTAGTCGGGCCGGACTCGTTAGCGCAGAAGGTATTCAACCTAAAACCTGATCAGGTGGTTTCAAATGTGTTTCTACCCGGTGAGAGCGGCACGCGGCCCAATATCTCGATGATCCGTGACGCCAAGAAGATCTATACAGCGCAAAACCCCGAGGCATGGCGAGAACTTACCGGCTCGGCGCTGAAACAATTACAAGGTCTGTCATCCGATATCAATACAGGCACGCTTGACGCGCAGAAGTTCCACCGTAACTGGGCGCGCTACGGTGAGACTTTCAAGGAAGCTTTAGAGCCGGATCAATACTTAGCGCTCAAGGGCATCGATGCGACTATAGCCCGGTACAACATCGACACTAAAACAGCCTTAAAGGCGATGCGCGAAAACCGCACTGCCACAATGGGGCTAAAAGAAACCGCGCAGGACACTAAAGCGCAGTTCGGGCCGGACTTGAGCCAGTTACAAGAGCAGATACGCGGGCAAAAAGGCACGGTGAGCGAGGCTCAAAAACAACTTAATCAGCTTAGCCAGTCGGCCAAGAGCGGCATGCGCTCGGGGATATCAAACCCGTATATGTGGATGGCAATAGCGCAAGTCGGCCAGGCGTTACAGGCCACTTTCACAGCAAACTGGGCAGGCGCCGGCCGCCAGTTAGCGCAAGGCGTTGTCTGGTACACCATCGGCAACCCGATGTATCTCGAAAAGTTGATGGGCAACAAGAATTTGAGCAAGGCGCTGGCCGTCGTTTCAGGCGTTAGCAGGGGGGCGGAGGAAGGCACCCGCAACGCTCGTTATGTCCGGATGCTGCTTGACGATATCCGCCAGGACATGGAGCAAAACCAGGGGCAGCAAACGGATAGCATACCGCTGCGCGGCGCCCCTGGTGGGCGAGTGAGCGGAGGGACGCGGTAAATGGATCAATTCAAGGACACAAGCCTAAACGATGTGGCGAAGCTCGGCGGCATGGAAGAAGTCGGCGCCGGCGCGTTCGGCGCCACGATCTGGCAACCGACTACTACAGTGTCAGATGTGTGGAAGTCGACAAGTCTAAACGACATTACGGTTTTGGGCGGCATGGAAGAGGTCGGCGCGGGCGCCTTTGGCGGTACGATCTGGACGGTAACGTAATGAAAAAATTTTTACTCTGTTTAGTGCTATTTGGCACGTTGCAATTTCTTACAAATGACGCCCAATCTCAAACTGCCTATACTCCGAATTTAAACCTAGCCTTGCCGCCGGCCGCACCCGGCACCTGGGGCGAGCAGTACAACAATAATTTCTCCACCCTCGACACTGTAACCGGCCATCCGGCGCATGTGCTTCAAGATGAGGGCGTGAGCCTCCCGGCCCGCTCTAAATTAAACTTTTTAGGCACCGGCATAACGGCAACGGATAACGTCGGCAATGATGCCACCGATGTAACGATTTCAATCACCGGCGCCGGCCACCAGATCAAAGACGAGGGCGGCACCACGCTGACGCAGCGGCCGATAATGAACTTTACCGGCGGCGGGGTGACGTGTACCGACAATGCCGGGCAGAACGCTACCGTCTGCGATATCCCCGCCGGCGCAGTCAATGTTGCATCCGGCTATGCCTGGACCGGCGCTAATTCTTGGCTTTCAAATAGCTGGAGCCTGTTTGATACCGCTACACCGTCTAAGATTTTAAAATTCGATATTTCCGGCTTTACCGCCGCCACTACGCGCACGATGACGCTGCCTAATGCGTCTACGCGGCTAATAGGCGACTCCGACTTTTCCGCTACCGGCACGATGATGCGCACGGGCGCGGGTACCTATGCTGCGCGTACTTTAACCGGAACTACAAATAGAATCAGCGTTAGCCCGACAGACGGCAGCGCCAACCCGGTTTTTAACGTCGGCTCGCTAGTCGTTCAGACCGATCAGAGTAATACCATTTCGACCGGGGATCAGGACTTCGGCGCGGCAGCGTCGTTCACTTTTCCTAAAGCAGCGGGCGCAACGCCGACACTCGATGGGCGCTGCGCAATGGACACTACCGCACACCGGCTAAAATGCGGCTTTAACGGCTCGACTGTTACGCTGGCAATCCTCTCCGAGGTTCAACCGCTTGCAGCCAATTTAACCGCGATTGCCGCCTTGACCGGGGTTAATAACGCCGTGCCGATCTTTAGCGGCGCGGGCAGTGTCGTTACAAGCCTGCTCCCATCATGTGCCGACTCGGCTGGCAATCACTTGAACTACGACAACACCTCGCACACTTTCAGTTGTGGCACTTCGAGCACTGGCGGCCTTTCGGGCCTGACTACAAACAAATATTTACTCGCTACAGGCGCGACAAGCGCGGGCACGGGCGGCGTGCTCTCCGAGTCCGGCGGCATCTTGAACGTATCGGGCGGCGCTACGTTCGGGAGTTCGCCGTTTCTCATTTTCGATACCTCGGCGATTGCCAGCACGGATAAGACGTGGACGGTTCTTAATTTCAGCGGGACGATTCGGCCGACTACCGGCGTTATTACCGCCGGGCATAATCTTACTATTGACGCTAATGGGTTGATTGTCGATAACGGCGCCCCCGGCACCGGCACCTGGACCGATGCTTCGGTCAGTACCGGCACTAACAAAACTCTGAGAGACGCACTAGCGGGCGGCACCGGCAATGCGATCTGGACCCCGGTACGCGCGTCATGGGATGGCGGCTCACTTACGCCGGATGGTACGAACTGCGCCGATCCGACAAAGCAGACCATCAACAGCGGCCCGGTTATCTACTCTTTTAGCTGCGCGGACTCCAATAGCTCTACTTTCGACGGCCATTTAACGTTGCCTATTACGATGGCGGGCAATCTAGCTACGGTCAAATTCCGCCTCACCGTCAACGACGTGGACAGCTCGTCGCAGATATTTGCCGGCGGCTTTAAAGCGCAATGCCGGGCGAGCGGCACGGCGCCAAACAATACCTGGGGCACCGCTCAAACGGTCGCGATCACGATGGTGACGGCCAATAACGATTATTCACAGACTACGGCGGCAGTTACCCCGGACGGCACTTGCAGCGCGGGGGCTGAATTGTTCTGGAGATTTACTGTCGATGCAACAACTAACACCGATGATGGTGACAGTAGAATCATTAGTGTGGGTATGGAACAGGCCTCGTAAAGGCACTTTCAATGGACCAACCACGCTGGATGCGAGCTTTGAGAGTTCTATGATTCATTCCAAGTTTTTTCGCCCATTGGCTCACCATCATCTTTTCGCCGTTGTACTCAATAAGGTGGGTGTTGCTGCGGTTACTAAGTTGATCCATGAGCGCCGCCCATCTTACATTTCCCGGCTCATAGTTGCGGTTGTTGTCAATGCGATCAAGCGTCATCCCGTTAGGTCGCCGACCAACATACGCGAGGAAGGCAGGAAAATCATTTCGCCATTCTTCGCACATCGTAATACCTCGACCGCCGTAATACCTAAAAGCCTTGTTTTTGGGATTAAAGCACCGGGCTTTTATAGCGCACCACATCGAATACTCTACGGATTCTGGAGAGGCTTCATGCCGCGCTTCTCCATGAAATTTATGTTTAGGCATGGTCGATTATACAACACAATTCCGCTTTATGCACTACTCTTTCTCCTCTACGCGGCTCCGGTTTTTGCCGATTGCGTAGAGCTCCCCATCGTCAATGTTGGGAAACTCAGGCACCCGGAATATGAGCCGCAAATTCCTGCCGGCTTGCCGAACAACAATTACGGCACCGACGGTATTCCAACGCTTAACGGTGTGCCGAGATACCCAACCGTCATTGTTTGCTATCCGGCAACGGTAAGAATACCGGCGCGGCTAGGGCCGATGACGGCCGATCAGGCGGCGACGATACTTCATAACCGCAATCCCCGAATTTGGCCGTTTAACCCCGACGCTCTGACAATACCTACAAGGCCGCAGCGTCAGGGGAGCTTGCAGCGATTTCTCGGCGCTCTGTGGGATTATATCGGTCCGGCTAAGGCTTTGGCCGGGACGGAAACCGATCCGTT